ATTCTGTTTAATAATCACGATTGGTTCGTACTTACCGTGGGACTTTGCTTGGTCGTAGTAGTTGTAAACCGCTACCTTAGCTAAAGACTTGCATTCAAACACTGCTGGTATTTCTTCCTTAGCTGCTTGAGACATCACGACATCTTCACCGTGAGAACCCATTGGACAGCTTCTAAGGTCAAGCTCTGTTAACTGTGGATACCTTTCTAACAGTTGCTTTACGACCCATTTTTGTAAGTTTCGTCCTTTCGACTTTGCTGATTGTGTCTTCACGAGCTAGTACCTTTCTATTCTTAATCCATGCTTTCGGAATGTGCATTCTTGCGTTGGTTTGGTCAACAGACCAGGTAGATGCTAAACAGACTGCTTCATCTGTTTCGTCAACTAAATAACCCACAGTGATGCAATGGTGTATCTCTGCTTTTGTCTTAGATTCCCAACCGACATCAGCAACAGCATCAATCCACGACACCTGAATTATCTTTGGGGAGGCTGCCATACATCTCCTTCTTTCCGCTGTAGGTACAGCAATTGTCCGTTCTCTAACACTCTCACAGTGTCTCCATCGTAGGCTTTTAGCACTGCATCGTACAGTTCTTCAACAGTTGTGCAGTCCTTGAGTAGCTTAGTCCCTTTAGCAGGACCAATACCCTTTAGACCTTCAATGTTGTCGACTCTGTCGCCAGTAAGAATTTGTAGGTAGAAGCTGTGCCAACCAGCGAATTCAGAGACATAATACTTCTCTTTCTTTCGATAGTTGTAGTGATGTCCTCGGAACTGATTAAGGTCTTTGTCGATGTGTACCATGATTGATTCATGCTCATCGAGAGCGTAAGCAGCAATACCGACAGCATCGTCAGCTTCTATACCTTCGGTGACTACAAACTCCCAGTCGTTCACTAAGTGGTCTCTGAGAGCTTGTAGGTGTACAGGTTTTTCTGTTGGTCGAGTTCCTTTATATGGAGCTGTGACTGCGATGTCGTTGCGGAAGTTACCCTTTCCAGTAAGGAATCCCTTATAGTCATCACACTCTAAATCCATGCAAAGCTCTACCACTGTTGCTTCTAACCTAGACACCGCTAACGCTTCGTCTACATCGTTGCTAGAAAAGCCAACGGCATAGCACAAAGAGTCAGCGTCGATTAAAGCAGTTATCACAGAATATCGTCATCCATGTCGGCTGTTGCTACACCTTCAGGATTGTATTCCTTTAGGTCAGTAATAACAATCTTCATCAATGATGGGCTGATACCCTTCTTGTTCATGAACTTCCACTCATAAGCAGAAACCATTGCTGTTGCTTTAGAGTTGTTAGCCACGATTGCAGTGATGTGGTTACCTGAAGAGTCTTGTGGACGAATAGGGTTCACAGACTTGCAAGTGATGTAATTACCTTGCTCAGGCTTCTTAGGGTTGTTGTTGACAGCGATGCCCATTGCTTCCAATGCTGCTACTGCGTCATCAGATAGGTTGCAAAGGTCTACTTGGTATTTTTGACTAAGGTCATTAATCTTGTCAAAGTATGCCCAGAAGATATCGGCTTTTAGTTTAACTGGTGTACTCATTTATTACTCCTTTAAAAATGTTGCTGTTACTGATTATAGTGGGTTGTCAACTATTGTCAATCCACATTGTGAAATAGTTAGTGAACCTTTCGTGGCACACCTTCTTCGTATTCATCAAGACCTTCTAGTGTACCGTCTTCTAAGTCTTGGACACAGTCGATGAGTAGCTGAAAGGACTCGTCTAAACTCATTGATGTCTCAATAGAATAGGTGTTGTCGGTAAAGGCACGAAGAACCACCATGCCGTATAGGTTTTCGTCAGGGTCTTTATTGTCTGGCATCAATGAGTATCTCTCCATGTTGTTCCAATCTTATATTCCCCATCAAGAGGGCATCGCATCTTCAACACAATGCCAGAATCTGTAATTGCTTGTACTCCGTACTTACCTACAGTTTCTGCATCGTCTGGTCCGCACTCTATTTGCCATTCGTCGTGGCAGTTTACACAGAACTTGTGTTCTATCTTTTCTCGCTTTAAACGGTTAGACAATAACACAAGAGCTTGCTTCATGACGATTGCACCAGCACCCTGCAGAAGCGTGTTAAGCGACGAGTGCTCCGAACGAACGAGTAACTTGCGTCCGTCAAGACCTGGAAGCCAGCCTTTCTGAGAGTAGATGCGACTAACTTTCTCACGAAGTGCTTTGAGTTTCGGTGTGTTGCGTAGAAAACTAGTAATGAGCTTTTGTCCCTCTTTCGCACCACCTCCAACAATCGACCCGATTTTGGGACTTCCTGCACCATAGAGGAATGCATAGATAAATGTCTTAGCTTGATTCCTCGTTTCAAGTCCTGCAGCCTTCTGGTTCGCTGTGTGTATATCGCCCGATACAACTTCACTTGTATATTCATCGTCGTTCATATAGTGAGCCAACATCCTTAACTCCAATCCTGAAGCATCAATGCCAACTAATCTATTGCCTTTCTCTACTATCCATAGGTTTCTACACTCAGGTCCATAGACAGCACCGCTGTTAGGAATCTGTGCCATGTTAGGACTCATGTGCGTCATACGACCAGTTACTGCACCGTTGGTGATGACACGACCATGAACCCTGCCGTCTGATTTAACTGCTTCTAGCCACGATTCTATCTGTCCTATCCGCTTTTGTAGCATCAAGTATTCTGCTATGGCTTTCGCTTCTGGGATGTCGATGCCTTCGAGCGTGGTTTCGTCGACGATGACACTGCCTTTTTCGGTGTGCTTCTGGGGTTTCCAGCCTTTTTCTTGGAGACGCTCTGCGATTTGCTGACGACTGCCTGGGTTGAAGGGTGTGACGATGTCGTTGAGCTTTCTTCCGTTTTTAGCGACTCGATTGGACTCGACCTTCGCAGGAAATATGCTTTGTAACGCAACTGTGTGAGCTTCCAACTTAGCCTTAAGACTGCATAGAAGTTCCATAGCTCCTCTTTCATCGAGCTTAAAGCCGTTTCGTTCTTGTTCCGCAATGATGATTGCGACTTGGTGTTCGAGTTCGATACTCTTTTTCGAGTAATCATTTTCCATTTCCCTTTCTAGGTGTTTATAAAGCTGTGCAGTGACTAAGGTGTCTCTAACACAGTAGTGGTGTAACAACGACATGATAGGTTCATCAAAAGGTAAGTTTTGATTGTCTTTGTCCATGAATGTGTTTGTCATCCAAGACCAGATTTGTTTATATGGGGCTTTGTAATAGCCAAGTCTTTGACCCCAAGCTTCTAACGAATGACCATCTTCAATAGAAGGATTGTACAGCCTAGACAACACAAGCGTGTCAAAGACCTGTGACTTCTTTGCCTGTATTTTCCATATTTTCTTTAATACAGGGAAATCAAAGAAGATTCCGTTGTGTGCGATGATTTTCTCGACTGAGTCTAGGTATTGCTGTAAGTTGTTTGGCTGTGTGAATGTTGACACAATGTCGGTGTCTAAGTCACGACAGACCACACACCATATCTTATCATGTGCTGAGTTGGTTTCAATGTCTAAAATAATTCGTGCCATTAGATTAGTGTAACCAAGTCTGTTAACTTAATCAAGTATAACTTTGATGTCATGTCATCGCCACCACGAACAGACCGTGGTTTCTGCTTTGCAATGTACTTACGCAATGTGCTCACTTTGACAAGAAAAGATAAGACAATGTCGTCGCCCATAGCAAGATTGTGAAGCCAGTAATCAGCGTCAGTAGTAACAATTCCAGAGGGCTTATTTCTGGACTCGTATTCAATGACGATGTTACCTGTCGTCTTCCACTTGTCTTTCTCTGTTTTGACCTCAATCTTACTTTGTCCGAGAATCTCTGCAACTTTGTGTTCAAACACTTTCCCATAAGCTAAGTCCAAATCAAATCGTTTATCGTTGTTAAAAATCATTTTGCTAACCCCATGTAAAGACCAATCTGACTAAACGCATAACCTATCCACATGATAGCTGCACCAGTGTTACCTAAATAGTATTGTTGACAACCAACCACAAAGTAGCCGATGCCGACGACACTTACGATGTAGTGGCTGATAGTCATTTCTTCTTAACAACTTTCTTAGGCTTGATGTTCAAGTCTTTCATCGTCTCTTCCACTGCTTCCATGATACTTGGTCGTGGTTCGTTAAAGAGATGAGCAAACAAGTCCTGTATCTCTGGCTCTGTCAAGATGATTGACTTACCGTTGTTAAAGTGAACTTCTCTTTCGATAACCCAGGTGATGCTAGAGGGGTTGAAGTAATACTGTCCAATCTTAATCATAATTTAAATACCTTTGTCCAAGCTGCGAAGTGGTGAACTGTACCTTTAGAGTCTTTACAGAAGCTGTACATACCGTCAATGTGGTAGAAAGTAAAGAGGTCGTCAATATCACAGTCGTTATATTCAACAGGAACTTTAATCTCTTCCTCGTGACTAAGTTTAAAGCTGTCGCCTTTGTGTAAGCTATACAGTGGTACACACATATCTTCAAGGTCGTGTTCGTTAATCATAGTTGTTCATCCTTTCTAAATTTATCAATGGATTCATCAAGTAATATACCTGTGAGCCATTCCCAATGATTACCACGACCATCACAAGCAATCACCGTCGGTGCAACAACATCTTCAGGTAAGTCCCATGCGGAAGTCTTTAGCCAGCGGTAACGCTCTGCATCGTTGAACATCTCAACATTGTCTTGAATGCGGTTGAACACATCTTTGTTAAGACTACGCAATCGCTCAATCTCGTTGCACAATGCAAGAATGTAATTGCGAGTGACGCTGTACTCGTCTGTCTTCGCATACTCTCTAGCTTTTTCTACTAAATCCGATTTCATAACTCCTCCGTTGTTTCCAGCATTCTACCTGTATGACTCTGATAAAGCAAGTGACCTGCCGCACCAGTGAACCCACTAAAGCGATTCTTTAAGACACGAACATGAGTGGTGTTGCGTTCAATCATGTCTGTAGCCTGTCCATTACGCTCTAATCCTATCACAATGTCGCTAAGTTGTGCAATCGCCCCTGAGCCACGAAGCTGTGCTAATGATGTGGCTGCACCTTCTTCGTGTCCTTTGGCTTCAGGACGCTTTAGGTGTGAGACGCAAATGAGACTGATTCCTGTTTCCTGTACCAACATACGAAGCTTGGTCATGATAGAGTCTAGAGCCTTACGCTCATCACCAACATCGCCACCACTCACAATTATGCTTAAATGGTCTAGAAATATATAGCCACAGTTCAATCCTTTCGCCATGTACCTAACACGATTGATGATATTTTCCAAACTAGTAGAACCAAAATGGTCAAACAAATAAAGTCTATCAGTACCCAATGTCCTATCGAAAGCATCTTTTAACTCCTCTGGTGTTACCTCAACATCTGGTAAATGAATCGGTCTGTTGACTGCTAACGACATGAGTGAACGAGCAGTCTTACGCACTCCTTCCTCAAGAAACATAAGTCCGATGTTGTCAGGTGTTTTATTGAGGATATGCCACACGATTTCTCGTAAAAACTGAGATTTGCCAAGTCCACTTCCCGCTGTAACCATGACAAGCTCACCCTTCCTGATGCCATATGTAAGCTTATTAAGTGCTTCATATGGGTAATCGCAATCAGCTTTCTCAATAGGAGTTGATACAACATCCCATAGCGAATTTCCTTGAATAATCCCATCAGGTATATAAGACTCAGCACTCCACCAAGCATCAACATATTCTTTGCCTGAGTTATTCTTAAGATAGTCAGCCGCATCTTTGTATCCTTTCTTGTGCTTTAACACTTTAACTTTACCACCAAACAGTTCTGCTACTGCTTGGGCTGCTTTCTGTCCAGGCTCATCAGCATCAAAGTCAATGACGATGTTATCGAATGAATCAATGTATTCATATTGTGCTTTGCAGTCCTTTAGAGCAGCACTAGCACCGTTGCGGATACTAACCACAGGGTACTTACTGCCTTGCATCTGAAACGATGCCATAGCGTCAATCTCGCCTTCACAGATAGTGAGGAAGCGACCTGCCTTAGCGAAGTTCTGTTGTCCAAACAATGTGGCATCTTTGAACTCACCAGCGATGCTGAACTGCTTATCTGCTACGCTTCTGGTCTTAACCGCTACCATCACACCATCAGCGTCAAAGTAAGGGTAGTAATGCTTATTTCCTAATGGGTCTTGTTTAACACCGTAGCTTAGGCAAGTAGCCTGAGAAAGACCACGATTATTGATAGCATTAGTAATAGCATTGTCATAGAAGTTAATCCTTGTTGTTGGTGTTGTCATTTGTTTACTCTTATCTATTGTTCCATCTTCGTTAGTGTATGTTTCACACTTAAAACACCACTGATGCCCATCGTCATACAAGCCATTGGCATTGGATGAACCACAATGAGCACAGGGTGTGTGCTTTATAAATTTAGATTCACTCATTTGATATTAAACTTTCTCTTCAATCTTTCAAAGTCTTCACCATCTAGTGTGTCGTATAGAAAGTGCTCAAGTGCTTCCCAACACAGGTAGAAGTGAGCGTCTAAGCCATCATCTTTAATCTTCATGAGTATCTTGTTTGCATCTTTCATTTTCAATCTAGTTGCTTCGTCCATTATTTAATCCTTTTACAGTTAGCTTGGTTCTCTTTACATTCATACTCGCCACAGAAGCCATTACAAGTTTTAAAAGACTCAATGGCATTCGCAGCTTCTTCTAACAGGTCAGCGATGCGGTCTGGTTCGTTATTCTGCACAGATTTACGACTAGGTATCTGTCTGCGTATCTCTGCCCTTTTGCGTAGCCTCTCTACTAAATCATTCATCTACCCACCTCTATTCCTTGTCTAACCCTGTTAGGAAATGTATCTGACAGCCAAAAGCATCTTCGGTCATAGTCCTCGCTGATAGCCCGATAGCCCACCCATGTTATATCCCCTTGCCTATAAGTTGTGCAGTGTGTCATGTTGTCCACATAGTGGTTCAGTGAACCATAAGCAAACCCACCCAGAAAGGATAAGACAAAGCCCATAAGCATTAAGACATCTTTCATACAGGCTCTAAGTTATCCACTTTAGCGTTGATGATAGCGATTAGCCTCTCCATCGTAGGCTCAAAGCCTTCACTAAGACACAAATCAGCGAATTCATGATAAAGAAAGTGCTGGTGGCACTCATAGGCTTCTTTAGGTGTCATTTCATTAAAACTTATTAGCATAATTTCTCCTTATTACATCAATGTTAATAGACAATCCATAAAAGTCAATACCTTTACGACAAATAAACTTCTTGACAACAATTACAAACATCGTTATAATGCTCTTCAACACAGTCTTCAATGTAATGCTTTGAAAGTGTATATCTTAGTGGTTGTTGATATAACAAGCGATAAAGACTCTATACAGATGCTATATAGACCTAAAGCGTTCACACTGCACCCCACTGTTCCGCCATAGCATCAGCAATCCCCTGGAAAGTCTTATTACGCATTCTTTCCCTTTCTTTCGGTGGTAGCAATGAAGACTCATAAAACCACTGACTCATACGCTTACCACTCTTAGCTACCCACACACCGCCTTTATCAACGATATTGGTAGGTTTCAGTAGAGGTAAACCATTTAACCACAAACAAGTTGATTTAGTGGTGTCATGTCCATATTGCCAAGGTTGAATGATTTGGTCTGGCTTACGATATACACTAGACATAATGCCAATAGGGTTTTCAATGGCATACCTAGGGATACCGCAATCAGCCAAAGCCATAAAGAAGTCAATGCCTTGTTGTTGTCTGCCATCTGCTCTCTTCTTAGCAAAATGCCTAGCACCGCTAACCGCTAAATGAGTGCAAGGTGGGTGAGCAATCATCAAATCCCACCCATGGTCTAAAATATCTAAGACATTCCCCTGGTAGTGGTCGCCTGATGCAGTAGAGTCGCACGGCTCTAAATCGCAAGACATTGCATAAATCCCACGCTTTAGAAAAGCATCTCTCACAGTCCCACTAAATTCACACGCTACTAATACTTTCATATATTACCTCTCGTCCCACATATCTTTGTAGACATCATCTTCCATATCACCAAGCTCAGACACCTCATCATCATCTAATAAGTTCTCTGACATCTCAGTATCCGCTTCAGTCATCAAATCAGACCGACCAACAACAGGCAATTTATAGCCCAAAGAGTTGATACATTCCTGACATAGCTCTAAAAACTCCATCGTGAAACCATGTCTAAGAGTTAGCTCATAGTCCGTTAATGCGGCATTGCAACATAAACATCTCATTTTTTAATCCTCCGACAAATTTCAGTTAAAAATTTAATCAAACCATCTGGTGTGTATTCTCTCTGATACTGTGTGCATCGTTTAGTTCCTTTAACATTGCCACAAATAGACCTGTCTGTGCTATTCATGTTCTTTGGCGGCAACGGTGGCAAATCTTCAATTTTGATACCACAAATATATAACTTTGTATTCTTATGAGCGACATGACCGAAGTCGAATTGGTCTACCTCAAGAGTGAATCCACCAAACTCGTCATATCCTCCCCCCATCA